TAAGTCACTTCGCGCCCACTGACGCGCATGTTGATGGCGCTAGCCGTACCAGCAATCGTGCTGATGAAATCGCCTGCGCCCAGCACCTGTCCGACCAACTCAGGAAACGTATAGACCTCAGACGCCTGTAGCGTCTTAGTCTTCGTAATCAAGTTAGTGTTACCCGCTGATCCTGCAGCTGTGACAAGATTGACGCTAATCGTTGCAGCGCTGGCGCTGTAGTTGGTAGCCGTAAACTTGTCAATAATAGCCGTCACACCTGTTGCGGTGTACTGCGTAGTTTGTGATGATTCGACCGTCTTGGCCGGAACAAGCACTTTAACGGTAACTGCCATTATTGAACCCCTTCAATGTTGTTACTGACAGTAAGAATAATGCTTGGCGCAGCCGGATAAAACGCAGAAGATGCAAACGATGTCAGTTGCACCGTTACATCATCAACCGCGTACATGACTTCGACGTAATCGCCAGCATTAAGTTCAAAAAAGTACCCAATAGTAGCAAGTTGTTCGTTGTTATTGCCTTGCAATCGTAGTTGACTGTTGCTGTTAGGTACGTCAACGCCGTTAATTCGGGGCCATATCCAGATAAGACCTACACCGCCTGCCGTCTTATCCAGTTGGATACTGAACAAAAAGTTATAGATACCACGCTCATCGACGTAAACTCTTGACGTTGGTGACCCGATATAGACGCCGTTGCTGACGTCAGTGGTGTCAAACGTAACAGCGTAAGGCGTATTGATCGCAGCCGGGATCTGTGAGGTAGTGTCGAGAAACTGGCCGTACCGCGAGCGTTTGAACTCTCGTGGCGGCGGCGTTACTTGCAACGCCTGAATCTGACTTTGCAGTTGAGCAATGTCGTTAATTAAACTGTTTGGCTGTGTCTCTAAGTTCTGACGCAGCGCATCAATTTGCTGTTGCAATGACCCAAGCTCGCTAGGTGGCTGGGTCTGCACCTCTTGCGCCAACGTCTGAAGCGCAGCGTCATACGAAGCGATAAGCGACTCTAGCCCTAGGCTAGCGATACCATCGTTAGCTGCAACATCAGCAACGCGGTACAACGACAAGAAGAACTGATACCAAGCGCGGTCGATCAACCCTGTGCGTGCGTCGATAAACGGCACGCGCGGTGGCGTGATCGGCGTCGGGGTGGCGCTAGGATTAGGCATTGGTAGGACTGATCAAAAGTTCTGCGCCCATCAGCGCTGTCTTTACAGGGTCAGTCATCGACAACTCGTACACCCGATCGCGCAACTGTAGTGTCATACCCAGCCTACGGAACCACACGCGTCGGTAATATTCGCCTATCTTGCCAATCGACGCTGTGCGATAGTTGGACCACGTATGCCCGCCATCGTCTGACCAGCGCAACATGACCTCGGGGTCAGCGCCTTGTACGCCCGCCATTTCTTCTTCGATAAAATATGCGCCGTCTTCAGACACTAAAAAGTAGTCGTTAGTCTCGATAATGTCTGTCGTTAGGTAGATCGACTCTACAGACGTGTCCTCGTCAATCAGCGAATCGCCACCCTCAGACAACAAGAAATAGTTGATGGGTTCCGTGACATCCGTGGTCAGGTAGCTGTCTTGCAAAGGTATACCGTTCAAACCAACGCCTGACTCAATGTCGATCTGCATTGAGTGCTGCGCGGTGCGCTTGAGGTTGTTCTGACCGGTGGGCAGCGCCCGCCACGACCGCAGCCACTTTTGCGTCTGACCGTTATCAGCGTAAGTATTCAAGTCGAGCGCGTAGATATTGCCGTTCTCATAATCGCCAACGACAATTTTATGATTGAACGCCATCTGGCAATTGCTGCGGTGCCGCGTAAATAGTCCGTTATCCCAACCAGCACGCTCATGCCAAGCGCCTGTAGCGACATCGTAGACCCAAGTTGCGTTGCCGCTGGGGAACGTTAGGACGTAAAAACTATGGCCGTCTTGCTGATAGGTGTAGGCGATTGCGTCGGTTAGCGTGCTGTACTGCTGGATTTGCCATTCGACGGCGTGTGTACTGATGCGCTGACCGGTGTAGCCGTTAGCGCGATAAACAATACCTTGCCCACGAGCGTCTGCACCAAGCCAAAACAGCCCGTTATCCATCTTGGCAATCGTGTACGCGGAGATGCACCCGATCTCATTAAACGCGCCTTGGATGCGCTGAAGCGGAAAGTCAGACGACCCTGTGTCGTACCAGACCTCAACCGTCCCTGTACCGTAGACCCATACTTCGCGGTGATCGACGATAAGGCCCACCACGCCATCAGGTGAACCTTCTGCGCTAGCAAAGTCAAGCGGGTCGATGGACGTACCATCAAGCAGTTGCGTGACCCAGATGCGCTGACTGTTAGGCTCGTTAAAGACAAAATAGCCATCAAGATAACCAACCGTCACCGCGCCAGGGAAATCTTCGTCCAGTATTTGCGCGAACGCATTTGTGGCGTTGTTGTAGATGTAGCTTGGCCCGTTAGCCGCAATGAAAACTTGCGTACCGTTATCAGCCATACTGACCGGCCCAGTGCCTGCTATAACACCAAGCAACGTCGGTGCGTAACTGGTTGTGATTTTGTACAGCGAATTGCCGGATACTACAAACGCAACGCTGCTGTTAGACGAGAAAGTCCATAGACCTCTGATCGGTCCTGTTCCTATGGTTGCAAGTTTTAACAGCCCAGGGCAGCGCTGAAGAAACGCGGGTTCTTTGCCGCCCTCCGGCACAACTTCGGGAAACAAATTGACCATCCTCGCATCGGCTGCGTTGACGGACCGTGCAACGTAAGACGAGCCTAGAATCGGCGTTTTCATCAGAAATTGTTTGAGTAAATATTATAGCGTTGACGCGTTGCAACAATCGGGTATGGGATAGCCATAAGATCACCAGGAAAGTTAATACGCTTAAGATTGCGTTTACTTGTCATGGCGATACGCTGCACTTGAGGCGAAGGCTCAATACCAAACTCAGGTGCCAACTCACAGGCTAGGTTGTACCGAAACGCACGTAAATAGCCAGGTGGGAAGTACATATCCGTGGCAACGCTTGATACCTCATTGAGCGTTTCCACTGAAATAATATGCCACTCCAGCGCTTTGATAGGCACTGGATAGATGGTCATTTCAATGTTGGGGAACGTATTGTTGACCCATAGAACCTGCGGGTACGTTGATGTCACCGTCTTAAACGCAATACCGTCGTACTGCTGCTGGTTGATCAACTTAACACCAAACGACAGCCCTGACGATGGGTCTTTAAAGTACGTTGCGTCGTCGATCTCAATCGGGCGATTACCCACAAAATCGCCTGTTGGCCCTAACGTGCGCGAGATGATGTTGGCGGGCCAAGTAAATACTTGATCCTGCGTACTAAATACTGACAATCGCTCTGTATCCCAAGACTGAATCATCTGGTTAATAGCCATGATTGAGTCTTGCATGACCGACGCAGAAGGTGTCTCACCCTCCGCTAGCACGCCTAAGAGTCTAAGAGAACCATCAATAATTTCAGCAGCGGTCGTCATACCTCAGTCTCCTGAATCCTACGGCTGCGGCGACGAGGTTGAAGTTCGTTAACAGGCTCAATGTCGTCCGACGCAGACTCAACGTTTACCTTGTTAGGATCGTAATCTTCCCAACCATTCTCTCTGTCACGGTCAGCTTCCATGTCAGATATTGCAACTTTAGCACCATGCGTAGGGTGGTGGAGATAGATGACAGCCATAATTTAATCGGGGGCCGAAGCCCCCTTCCATCCTTTAGATTTACGACGCCATCACAATCCAATCGGTGCCATCACAAACCAACATCGCCCAAGCGCCAGCCGTTGCAGCAAGAATTGCTGTGCCTGCGGTGCCGGAGTTAATAGGTTTGACGTTTGACGACGCCGAAATGACTGTGTAGCTAGCCGACAGGTTCTTGATCCACACTACACGACCTGTATTGGCCGACGCGGTGGGGAATGTAACCGTAACGTTAGCCGCAGAACCGTTGCAAATAACGAAGTTTTCGGTTGCACCTAGAGAAAACGAAGCCGTCTTAGAGACGGGCGCGTTCAAATCCAGTTGCGTGCCAGTTAGTGCTCCCGTAACCGCAACTGAAGCACCAGTAATGGCGCCAGTAACGGCAACGCTTTCAAATTCGGGATCGCTGTACGCGACACCGACAGCTTTGGTGTTTGGCATTTGCTTGTCCTTTTAAGAATAGGGGGCGAACCCCCTATCAATTACGCAATCCGATAAGCCGTCCAAGCGCCGTCGCCGGTCTTGCGAGCAAGCCATTGCGACGAAGTACCTGCCGATACCGCAGCCGTGCCAACAAGCGTCCAACCTGTGCCTGCCGTTACGGTAACAGCGTCGGTGTTGTCGATGTTGACCACTGCGAAGGTAAACGCAGCGTTAACTTTAGCGGCAGAAGAAACTTCAGCCTCAAGCAACGCAACGGTAGGCAGCGTCATAGCGCCAGCAGTGCCGTCAAACGTAAACAACCCGTTTGCCAGTTGAGCCGCTGTGATCGTAGCTGCGCCGGTAAGCGCAGTAGGAGCGCCTTGAACAAACAACAAAGCCTCGCCGGTATTACCGTCGTTGTACTGGTATCCACCAGCACCATTAGGAATTGCCATGATAAATCCTTTCAAAAAATAATTTGGTAGGGGGCCGTAGCCCCCTTATTGATTAGCCCCAGAGACGAACGCCCATTTGAGGACGAATCACGCTGTAGCCGTACAGCACGTCAATACGGCAGGGCATACGGTCGTTGTTGATGTCGTACTGGCGAACAATACGCATCGAAATACCGTTATGAACCTGACGCGATGCCATGTCAACGCCTTGCGGCATCATCAGATCGGCAGTAGCGAAAGTGATTGCGTCTTTGTGATAAACGAGGTTTTGTGGGTACTGCGACGATGCAGCGCCGACAAACACGACAGCTTTGCTGGTGGCAGGAAGGCTGTTAACCGTTGCGAGCGCGTTGCTTGCCGAGTACATCGGAGCAACCGTCAAGTTACCTGCGCCAGAACCGTTAAGCGTAACGTCAGTCGTTACAACGAACTGGAACAGCGAACCTGTGGACTCGCGGGTCTGTGGGTTAACTGCGTAGCAGTCAGCTACGGTAAACACGTCGCCAGCCTTAACCGTCGCGCTAGCACCTGCGCCAGTAATGGCGATAGTGGTTGCGCCTTCGCTGGTAACAGCCGCAGACGTCGTGCCACCCGTAGCCGTACGCGATCCGGTCGTGAACTGCTTGATCGACTGAGACATGTTGATCTCATCAAACCCAAGCACACCCATACCCATCATGCCATTCTTAAACTGGCGGCTGATGGTGTCGGTGGGGTTAAACAAGCCTTTCATGCCTTCAACCAGACCAGCGTTAGCAGCGGGGTTAACCGTAGCGTAACGGGGCGACATAACAGCAGCGTTCTCGTTAAGTTTCTGCTGTGCTTGCAACAGAACCAACGAGGTTGCGGGCGTTGTGCCAGGCGTGCCGACCGTGTTACCGATGTACTGGTATGAGTTAGCAACGTCAGCGTCGATGCTAGCAGCAAGCTGGCTAATACGAGGCTTAAGCACGCGCTCTGCGAAGTCGTCCAACTGCAAGGTCAATTCAGCAGAAGTGAAGTTAACGCCAATGTGCTTCTGTGATGCAACGGTCAACGTGGTGTACTGCTCGTTGTCGCTTTGGACTTGAAGCGCTGCACCGTCGGTAACAAGTGCGCGGTCCGGTAAGCGGATACGCAGGGTTGAACCAATCTTAGCGCCTTCAACAGCAAAGCTGTCGTCGTATTGACGATTGACGTTGCGGGTTAAGACAAGATTATTCTCAAGGATTTCAAGCGCCTTGCGAGTAATCATGTCGATGGTAAGTAGACTATTTGCCATGACAATTCCTTGTTAAAAAAGTTAGCGGATTCGGTTTTGAGCTTCCCATTTCTTAATCTGCCTTTGACGCTCGGCTTCAATCCACTCTGACGTTGACAACTCCTTGATAGAGCGCGGGTCAGTCGTGTCTAAAACTCTTGCGTTGCCACCCCTGGGGGTAACAGGCTGAATCGGCGCTGGGGCGCTCGACGATTTCTTAACTGGTGGATTTTCGCTTAATTTAGCTTCAATCTTCCCAATTTCTTTTGCCTGCATGAAAGGTGACAACTTGGCAATACGATCGGCTTCTTTTGGATTAGACCCAAGGTAATACGCCACCTCTGGCCCAACATCAGACGCTTGAATCGTCTCGGCCATCACTGTTGTGATTGGAAGACGTGGGTTGTACGCAACCTGCTCAAAATCTTCGTACTTCGCACGCGCTTCTTCTTCGCGCTCGTGATAGACCTCAAGAACTTCAGCACGCTGTCTTTCTGCTTCACGTCGTGCAAGTAATTCGGCTGCTTTCCGTTCGGCTAGTGCTTCCGCATAGTCTTCGGTCGTAGCAAAATGTTCTTGCGCGGGTAAATCACCAGACGGCATATCGGGCGTTGCAGCCCTCAGCTTTTGTTCCCGTTCCCATTTGCGTTGCTCTCTTGCAAGGCGTTTGCTGATCATCGCATCAAGTTCAGCCTGGGTAAAACGCTTTTCCTCAGTCTGCTCTGGTGCTTGTTCAGCGACCTCCGGCGCATGTTGTGCATTTTCCGTGGTGGCCGTCACCTCCGGTGCTAGCGCGGATTCTACTTCCGCTAAGGCTTCTTGAACTTGCTCAGTCATCATCGTTCCAAAGGAACCCTGGTCTACCGGACCAGTACGGGTAATTAAACTTAAGTCTGGGGTAATCTTACATTAACTGTCAATAGGCAGGCGAAATCAAACTTTTCTGCGACTGCACATAAAAGTTACCCGCCGCTAACGTAACGCTGCCGCCAGTGTTATTGGACAAAATCAACGTGGTTGCGTTCGTTGCGTTGACGTAGCCAAACACGGTAATACCTTGTAAATCTTTATCGTAGGACGCGGTAACCATATCGCCTAGCGCAGCACCAGGTGTCGTTATGTTGAC